TCTCGTGTCTCCTTCAAAGCGAACACCATGCCGCATCCGTGAAGGTTGCTCAACGCTCCGCTGACCTGTCCGTGATGAAGTCCGAGAGCCGAGCCGCACGCACGCCAAGTCAAACCTTGCGCACCAGCAGTATCTAGCAGGCGCAGGAGATCGTCTTGACGCTGACTAAGTTTCCCTGATGCGATGTCGGCGAGCGCACGAGCGACGCTCGCAGGTCGGTTGACATATCCTCCCGTGTCGCCGTAGTTGGTGAAAAGATCAAGTTGTTCGCTCATACGCCTCTGCCACGCTTTCTAGGTGTTCGTACAACTCAATACAGCCTGCGCCATCCCGTGACACTGATTCGGATACTCCACGAACTCTGAGTTCGTCATAGAGTCTCCCTGCACACTCACGCCACAGATCACGCTGAAGTTCTAGCGATGCTCTTGCCTGTTCGTTCGGGTCAATACTCATCCGACGCTCAGCCATTCACCGTTGATGAGTGCTTCCGCATAGCAGAAATGATCATTCCTGATTGAGTAGATCGTTCCGCTGATGTTCATATACCAAAGCACATCGTCGTCAATCTTGACTGCGAGAACGATGTCGTGCAGGTAGTGGTTCTCGCCGTCTCTTTTGTGGCAAGTCACCACTCGCAGTATCGGGTTGACCTGTCTTGTCCATTCTTCATTCATTTGCTGTCTCCTTGTGTTGGTTGTTATTGAGTTGTGACTTTTGCTTTGCCGTTGCTGTCGTAGGTGAGTGCCGCTTCGCCTCGCTTGATCGCAAGTAGTTGTGCGATGACGATGCTCGCTTCGCTCACGGTGAGTTCCTTCACCGATGGTTTCCCTGTCAGGTCGTGGAGCAGGGTTTCGTCGCCTTCAATCTGCTTCAGGACTTGAAACATCATCTTGATTTGGCTTTCGGTTGCTGGCTTGCCTCCCCCCTCCCCCTGATCAGGCTTAGGCGTTTCCATCCCTTCAACCTCTTTGGCAGGCTTAGGAGCGATTCTAGGAGCCTCTCGCACGAAGGTAGAGGCATCGGGGTCAACATCATCGGTTGGTAGGCAGAGGACTTGAAGCAACGCTGTTCGGAATGCGACTGACATCGCTTTCGCTGTCGCCTTGTCGCCCGAGTCCATTGACTCTGCGCTGACCCGTGCCGCAACGCTTGACCCGTCGGGAGCGTGAAAAGCGTAAGTGACATCCAAACGGACATGACCCATACTGGTTCGGTTCTGACCAACCACGACGGTCTCATAGATGCACTCATTCACCGTTGGGAGTACGACGACACCGTGCTTCCGCAAGGCTGGCGAAACCGCATTCACCACACTGTCTATTCCCCTGAAAGAAAAGTTCTGATGAGTGTTCCGTTCGCTTTTGCGAACCGCACCTGCATCCTCCATCACGGCTGAAAGTAGTTTGATAATTTCCATTTGCTGTCTCCTTATCTGATTGTCCGCATAACACGGAATGATGTTGTTGAAATGTATTTGTCGCCAAGTTCAGGATGTTCGGCGAGCAACGCCTTCTGATCTAAGCGACTGGACTTTTGTGACTTGAACGACAACACTCGCTGACCGTCAACGCAACCGAAGTCGGCGTCAAGCATCCGCATTGCGAGCGCATCCTTGACCGCTTTCTCTTGCTGTTCAAGATCGTTGATGGCTGTCTTGATCGCTCCCCATTCGGCAATCAAAGCAATCGCATCGCTTCCAAGATCGGTCTCGCCTGTTGGTGTGGGATACAGCAACCCGACTTGTGAAGCGGTAAGAGGAAGCAACGGTGGCATCCTCTCTTGGTCAATGTATGAACAGAACTCCTCAACCTGTTCCTGCATGAAGTTGATCATCTCAGGTGCTCGCACAACACGATCAAAGCCGAGCCGCAAATGCTTGTCCAAGATTACAAAGACAACCTCGTCTGCGCCTGTGCAGAACATTTGCGCTTGAGCCTGCCACCACCATCCGAGCGGCAGTTCACTTCCGAGAGCAAACCTGTTGTTCGTTTTCGCTTCTAGTAGCAGTTGCGAGTTGGTTCGGCTTCTGCCATCAAGCGTGGCGATCACTCTGCCGTTGGCATACATTTCGTCAGGCAGATAGAACGATTCATCAAGTTCGTTGATCGCATACTGAAGTAGGGATGGCTCAAGGACATTCCCTCGCATCATCGCATCGTTGGTCTCGGTCACCTGAGGTGGTGAAAGTTTCCTGATCGCAAGGTCGGCTGGTGTCTCATACGGATTATCTCCCATCACGACGCTGACTTCGCTTGCGCCGATAATGCACTTGCCGTCAGGGTCACGGTGGCGTGCTTGTTGCCAAGCGAGCGAACCGTGTTCAGGTTTCGGAATTGTTTTCATCTGCTGTCTCTTTCTGTTAGTGGTTGGTTGATCATTGTTTGGTAGGACTCAACCTACTTCATATAGTCGGTGGTCTGTCCCCAATCTGCTTCGTTCTTTCCTTCGTTGGTCTCAAGCCATTCTTCGTAACTCTCCCAATACGAGTCCGAGTCTCTGAACTGTTCCTCTGCTCGGTCATACGCTTCTTGCGCATCGCATTCATCTTGGTACGGCTGTTCAAGCCATGCGTCGTAGTCAACGCCCATGACGGTTCCCTTCTTTGAAGTGAATGTTTGAGAAGCGGATGATCAAGCCCATGACACCGATGTTCAAGAAGGCTGGTATGACCGAGAACTTGTTGTCGCCGCTTGCCATCAGTACGCAACAGAAGTAAGCCAAACCGTTGAGGGTAAGCGCAAGGTCAACCCACCTGTCGTTGTGTCGGCGAAGCCTGCTGTCCTTCCTCATTTTGCTGTCTGCTTTTCAGTTGGCAAAACATTGTGACCCTCGTTCAAGACCATGACCTCTTCGGTCAACTCGTCAATCTGAATTGACATCTCTTCAAGATTGTCAGCCGAAAAGAAAACGGTGAACTCATCATCAAAGACCTGTCGCCCGATATGAGCAATCGCAGAGCAGTCGCCACCTTTGATAGACCGCAGGCTCTTCTCGGCGAGTTGGTAGGCGGAATCAAAGGTCGGTGCAAATGTTGAACGCTGGACTACTACTTCATCCCACTCATCAGGTTCAATCTCCTCCCATCTCAAAATGTAGAAGTAGAACCGTGACTCCACTTGCTGTGCTGTTTTCATTGTGCTGTCTCCTTTGTTGTTGGTGCTGGTTGAACTTTGTCAGATGGGTGTGGCAGGGTTTCGTCTAGGAAGTGGGGGTCGGCGGCAACGCTCGCAATGGTGTTCATCAGGCTTGACCTACAAAGACGCCATCGTCGTTGAACTCCAACTTGTCGTGTGCGCCACGCTCAATCAAGGTGCCTGCCAACCTCTGCAATGCTTTTGCTTTCTTTGTGTTGGAGTCGCCTTCCTCATTCAAGACTTCACATTCCATTCGTACTCGCCAAAGAAGCGAGTTGATTATTTGTTGAGGGAACTCAATGCCCTTGTCGGTAATGAGTAATCCGTTTGCAAGTAATATCTGTCCGACCTCGCCTTCCATAGTGGAGGCAAGTGCATCCGCACCTGATGGGCAATGCAGTTTGATGATGGTGTCCATCACGCTCTTCCGAACGCCGTGCAGGTTTCGCAGGAGTCGGTGTCGTCGCAAGCGTCGCCGTTGTCCACGAAACCTTGTTTCATGTAGTCAAGTAAATCCCGATATGCTTCGTTGACGCTGTAGTCAAAGTAAGCGGTAAGAGAATGGCTGTTGGTAATCCAAGTTCTTGTGTCGTGGAATACCTTGCTTACAACTATGAAGTGCGAACCCTCGTGAGTGTAAAGTTCGCATCTGTGCAACTCGCACAGGTCAAGCACTTGTTGCCTCAATGACTTCGCCATCACTTCACCACTTTCTCTGTTGGTACAAAGTCAATGACTGCTTGATAACGACAGAGAAAAACAAACTTCCTTCCTCGTGGCTTGCGGTAATAAACGCCTATTCCGCTTGTCCAAAATGTGCCACTAACTGTAGAAAAACCGTTCCACCCGTTTCGTTCAGTCTTGTAAGTCATTTGCCCCACTTGATCAAGACAAGTAACAACCTCATCGGTGTTGAAAATATCGTTCATCACTTCACCTCCGAGAACTTCATCTTGTGTGTGGATGGGATTTTCTTTGCGCATCCAGCACCGATTGGAAACCAACCCTGCGACTGAAATCCCTCGCCAAGATCAGACGAATAATCAACTGCTATAAGTGCACCATCAGTTCGTTGATGAACCCACCACGAAGTTGGAAGTGCTTTGTCACTGATGAGCCTTCCACAAAGGTGGCAGAAATCATGTCCTTTCGTGTTTTCGTTGTGCTTGTATTGGTTGGCGTTTTGCTCTTCGTCTGAGTGTGTCTGCCAATCGTGGATGAATATGTTGTTTTGTGTTGTTGTCATACCCTGAGTATAGGCATACCTAATAGAACAAATACAGTCATTCACCAAGATTTCCTAAAATGTACCCACTAGCAGGGGTTATGTGGGGTCGGCAGAGCGCAGGAAGCGACCTCTGCGCCCTGCCTAAAACTTGAAAATGGTAGCAAACGCCTTCAACACCGCATCAGGATTATCAGCCATCGCAGGTGCGATCTCGTAGTGAACCCACTTGCCGTTCAGCGACCCGATGGTGTTCTTGTCGTACACCTTCCAAGCGTCTCTGTCGCAACGATATCCCGCACCAAAACCTTTCGGGTTCGGCATGAACGATGAAGAGTAATCGTGGATTTCTTCAACTCCAAGAATGTCACGATGCTCAAAAAGAAAACCAATAGCCTTGTTGAGTTGTTCAGGTGTGCCGCCAAGATCACACGCACGCCAAGTTGCGTGAACGCTTTTTGGGGGCTTCACCTTTGAAGTTCCACGAATCTCACGATCAGCAAAAATGCCGAGGTTGCGCAAACCAAAAATAAACATCATGTGGTCTGCCATCACTTTTGTGCCTTCTCGCTTTTGTGCGTGAACTGCATCCTTGTTGCCTGTATAAGTTCGGCTAGTCATTTGGGTCTCCTTTGTCTTTGTCTTTCAAACCATTTGAAGCGAGCAATCCCGTAAGCGCACCAGCGAGCACGAGAAGCACAGATGAGAGCACTTCCCATCCTTTGGAGTCATTGGGTGAAACTTCCAATGGCTGTACGACGAAGGTGAGTGAGTACAAGATCATTCCGACAGACAAGATGAAAGTGAGAGAGAGTGCAAAACCAACCATTAAGACGAGTCGTGCTTTGATTTCAGAGTTGGTGTACTTCTTCATGGTGTCGTTGCTCCTGTTGAGGTATCACATCTCTGTGATTCGGGTTTCGTAGCACAGTCGCCTCGTACACGGTCACCACATGAACTGAATAAGATCACAAAAGGTATGACGAGAACAGCGAGGATGCGCTTCATACATCATCCTCTTCGTCTTTGTCCGCAAACTTCAACGCCATAACACCTAAGTTGATAATGAGACCTGCGCCTGCGATCAGCAATCCGATTCTTTTCGTGTCGCCCGACAAAGTAATCAGAACGAGTGAAGTGCCTGCCAGTGTCCACACAAGACCTGACGCTTCATCCAAAATCTTTCTCATGGTTCTAGTATCGCAAACATTGTGTTGCTCCTGCGACTATCCGATACGGCGTGAAGAAACAGGCACAACGACAAAGGTTGCTGATACTGCGACCAAGACACGACGAGTTGACACAGGCACAACGGAGTCCGTCGGAATGTAGCCGTCAAAACCTGAGCCACCGAAAATGTTGATCTCTTCCTCAAACGATTCCCGAACCTCTGTCGGCGCATCCTGAACGGCATCAACGATCTTGATGGCTTGCTCATCGGTGAGGTCGTCTTGAACGATTGCGTCAAAGACTTCTGCGGCGACTTCGCCTGTGATCGCTTCTAGTGCGTCGGCACTCTCAGCGACAGTTGTTGCCTGCTCCGCTGTGATGCCGTTGTCAACGATGGCGGTGATCGCTTCTAATACTTGCTCATCGGTGATCGTGTCGCTTCCGAGGGCATCAACAAAACTTGTGAACTCTTCCGCAGTGATGTCCTCTACGAGTACGGCGTCAAGGATGTTTGTAAAAGCCTCGTCGGTGAGCGGTTGTTCAAAGACCTGCTCTATGACAGCGATGAACTCCTCTGCGGTTAGGTCGGTTTGTAGTAAGGCTTCAGCAACAGCGACGATCTCGGCTGAAGTGTCTGCGTCGGCGAACGCTTCCACGATTGGTTCAGGGTCAACGGTTGGCGGTTGTGGTGCGAAGGTCGTCGTCGTCGTTTCGGGGAGCGTAGGAGGCGTTGTAGTGGTCTCTGCGATGCTCGTCGTCGTGGCAGGCGCACTCGTTGTTGGTGCAGTAGTAGAAGTTGTTGTTGTCGGGATTGTGGATGTTGTAGTTGGCGGTGATGTCGTCGTCGTTTCTACTAGGGATGTTGTTGTAGTCTCAGGGGATGCGGTTGTCGTGGTCTCAAATACGGTTGAAGTTGTTGACGGTGGCTCTGTTGTGGTTGATGTCGTTGTTGTCGGCGTTTCTGTTGTTGTCGTTGGCGGAAGCGTTGTGGTGGTTGTTGTGGGAACTTCCGTTGTGGTTGATGTCGTCGTTGGTGGAATTGGTGACTCCATCGTGAACGCTTCGTCAGGCACGATCTCTAAACCCTGCCCATCTATGTTCCACGCCAACATGAAACAAGAACCACCGCCATTCTCATAGAACCATGCGTCAAGGGTTGGCGCACCAGCAGGAAGCGTCAACTCTCCACTCAAAGTCCATGAGCATCCCTGATCTTGCCACACACCGAACTCGCTGTCACCGATCTTGACTGTGCCGCCGTCGTCACTCGCAATCCAAAACTCAATGGTCTGATGCTCAGGGATAATAATGAAACCCGTGAAATGCACCATGAACTGATCTTCACCGCAGGAGCCGAAAGGTTCACCGTTGTAGTTGCGATTTATGTTGTTCTCTGTTTCGCTGTGGCAAACAGGATACGAGTCCTCTGATCGGGTCGGTGGTATTTCGTTCACGATGTATCCGACAGCGTTCAACCCTTGTATCGGTTCAGCCTGTGCAGGCGAAGCAAAGAATGAAAGCAAAGCGACAGGCGCAAAGATCAGGAGTCGCAAACCATTCACAGGAAACCAACAAACTCACACGACGGCGAGAGCGGCGATCACAGCAAGCGTTTTCATGCCTCTGTCGGTTCACTGATTGTTTGAGGGCGTGTTAACGGCGCTGGCGGTTCTGCGTCATGTTCCCAAAGAATTAGATTGTCACCAGAGATCGCCCAACCAGTAGTAAAACCTGCGTCAATAAGCAGTTTAATCATTGGGTTTTCGTCAATTGTTGGGTTTGTCATGCTGAAACCTCCATCAAAATAATTGTACTTTCCACACTGCTTGTTTGCACTGTTGCTGTTGCAAAAGCGAACGGACTATTAAGTTGCGTTTTGTATGTTGTTGCGCTTGTTGTTGCAGGGCTATCAAGGATCGTTGTACTTGCACAAAAGTTTGCTTGCTCTGCATTGCCTGAGAAACCGAGAGAATTACCAATAGTTTGAATGACAGTTGCGCCTCGTAAAAGTCGCAGGCTCAATGCAGTAAAAGCGTTGCCGTTACTTTTGTTGCAACCGTTTTGAGTAACAATAACAAGAATCTTACTAGATGACGATTGTGGAGTAATCGTTGCTGTAAGCGTTGTATCAACAAAAGTTGCAGTTGACGACGATGTTGAGGTTGTGGTTGTGCCTGAAACAACCTGCAAGATACGAAAAGCCCCTCTAAGGTCGTTTTGTTGAGCCGCAGTCAAGACAGCGCCCGATGTAAAGGTTGCGGGAAGGTTGGTGGGTGTAGCCATAATGTTTTCTCCTTAGAAGGATAGAAGGTTGTTGTCAAGAGTACCGAAAATAGTGTCGTTAAGTGTCATATATTGGTTGCTGTCTGTTGATTCAAAAGTGAAACCGATTGTATGCGATGAAGGCGAGATCGTATGATTGACACCTGACACGATGAGAGTCTGCGTGACTGTAAGCGGCGTTCCAACCGTGTAGGACTTCAACACTGAACAAATTCCAGTCAAATCAAGACTGAGACAAATGTTTTGATCTGCTTCTGAAAGTCCTATGAGTTGTGTTGATAACCCATTGAAACGCAAAACAGGGTTCGCATACTTGCCGAGCAAATAGTTTGCGATACTTGCAACCTCTGTGATCGTTGAGTTCAACAGGTCAGTGATTGACAACTGCTGATTTTGATAGAGAGCGATACTTGTTGAGTTGCTTGCAATCTGTTCAACTCCAGCGTCGGGGCTTTGAGCAACAATATAATTGTGCAACAATTCGTCACCGAACTCGTTACTCAAAGCCATATATGAGATTCCTGTGCCGTCATCGGTGAAGTTCGCTCCAGCGAGAGGGTTCAATACAGATGTCCTACCTTTGAAGGTTAGTGTGCCATCAGCGGCAATGAATAGGAACCCTTGCTCTGATGTTGTTACCTGTTGAAGATAGTTCAGGCAGTTCGTGTCCTGAGTGATATCAAACGCTCCGAGCGTTGACGAACCTGTCCCGATGCTTCTCCCCCCCTGATATGCGATCTCAGGAAGGTCAAGGATTGTGGTTACACGAACCGACGACGAATGTTGCGCAGGTGTGATCTCGTTCAATGCTTGGTTTGCAAAGACCGTGAACGAGTCTGCGCACTCGGCGGTCATCATGTCGTTGCCACTGATGTCATAATCCAAGTTCCAGTCAGTAACAACTCCAGTAAATATGGCGATGCCATTTGCTTTGATGATAATTGGGCATCTCGGCAACACAAATGGATAGTGAACGCTGGCAGTGTTGAGTGGGTCAAGAAGTCGGGAACTGTTGTCAAAACTGACTGTCGCTGAACCAGCGTTGAACTGATCTAACTGGCGACTACGACCACGAGAAGTGGTGATGCTTTGGCAAATGCTTGTCAGGTCAGCGAACGCTATACCGCCGAGCGTGCCCGTATCCAACAATCCGAAAGTGGCGCTGTCAAGTTGAAACGGACTACCGAAGCCAGTCGTCGTCTGAAAACCGACAAAGACTTCAATCGTTGGGAGACTCATACTGTGACGAACACTTTGCCGCTTCGTCGTTGAGACTTCTGTATAGCCTCAATGATCTGTTGACCAATCTGATCAGGCGTAGAGATCAGACCTGCGTTGACTGTGATGTTTGTTTGACTTCCACCGAGAGCAGAGTTTGATGTGATCATTCCACCTGTGGAAGGAGTGAACAATTCTGCTCCACGCTCTCCCACGACATAGGTTTTGTTGCCCTGAACTGAACCACCTAACGCTCGCTCACCCGCAATTTTGTAACCTTTTGATTTCATGTATCTACCGAGTGCCTCAAAATCAACCTTTGAATAATCCACAGCAGGAATGTTTCCTATTGCGATTCCTGTCAATCTTTCGGCGTTGCTGACCTGATCGGTGGTCATCCCTCCTCTGCTGGTTCTGACTTTGGCTTCAGCGTCAGCGAGCGAAAGTTTGGCATCCTTAAGAGCAATCGTTGAAGTAGTAACAAGATCGGTGGCTGTGGCTTCGGCTTCTTTTGCTTCCGTCAAAAGTTTGAGGGCTTCGGTGTAGGCATCCGTTCCCGTTTTGGCTCCGTTGACTGCTTCGTCAAGCAAGGTCTGTGCAGTCGTTACTCCGATTGTTGCTTCTTCTACTCCTAGTTGTGCTTCAGCAAGACTAAGTTCGGCTTCAGTTAAGACTTCGGTGGCGTCTGTTATTTCCTGCGCTGATGCCCCACTCTGAAGTTCTGTCAATCCGAGGGTTGCGTCAGCGAGGGCGTTTGTTGCGTCACGCTGAGCGATGCGTGCAAGTTCTAACTCACGAGGCTTATTTCGTTGCTGTGCTTTCGCCAGTTCCTTGTCTGCGTCAGCGAGATCAAATGTTGCCTGTGTGATTGCGTCTTGTGCTTCCTGAATGCTTCTTGCGCTCGCAGGAGATTGAAGGCGTGTAAGTTCTTTCTGTGCCTCAATGACCGACTGCTGTGCGTCTGCTAATCCGATGCCTGCACGAGTGGAGTTCCGTTGCGCTTCTTCAAGGTTCCGTGTAGCCCTGATCGCTTCTTTGCTTTCAATTCCAAATCCATTGAGCGTCTTGTTGAAATGTTCTTGCGCTTTCGCTGTTGACTCAATCGCAACCTTCAAATCTAGTGGTGCTTGCTCAAATTTCTTCTGTGCTTCATTAACAGTTTTCAGTTGTTTGCCGTAGCCCTGCACGGAAGCAATAAGTTCTTGGAAGCGTTCTGCCATCGTTTTGACAGTTCCACCACCTCCGCCTCCTAAAGAAGGAGTAGGAGTAGAGACACCGCCCCCACCACCCATCTCAGGGCTTCTGCGTGAACCTCCAACACCTGTCCCCTGAACATTTTTGTTGATGGTGTTCGCCATTATGATTGCTTTCTTGGTGGTCTGCTCCATCAAAGCACCCATCAAGTTGATCTCATAGTTCACTTCCTTAAGTGGCGTTATATCTGTTCCGCCGAAAACATTGTTGAACTTGTTGTAACCCTCAATGAGAATGTTGGCTCCCTTAATGAACGTGTTTATGAAAAACTCATAGACACCAAGGAATGCGTTGATGTAGTCCTGCACGAACATCACGATGTTGTTCCAAATATCTTTCAAAGTATCTCTGAACCATTGAAACTTGACCGCCATCGCAATGACAGCAACAACTACTGCGGAGATAGCAATGATGATAAGTCCGATGCCTGTTGAAGCAAAAGCGGCACCAAACAAAACTGTTGCTGTTGTCGCAATAGTCATGGCGATCTTCAACGCAACAAAAGCGGCGACTATGCCGTAAATGATTGCGCCCGTTCCTTCAAGTTCCGTGAAGAAGTCAAGAAGTTCACCACCAAGAAACTTGATGCCAGCACCAAGACCTTCCTCGCCGACAATAGAGGCAAACTCATCCAAGATCGGAACGATAGTTGTAGTGATAAAGTTTGCAAAATCTTCAAGATACGGAAGCAACAAGGCACCGAGTTTCTCTGCAACATTCTCTATCGCCACTTGCATTCTTCCAAAGTCTGTCGCTGTTGCTTGTGCTGTCCCACCGACCTGAGACTCAACTTCAGCCAAGATCAGTTTCTGTGCTTCAAGAGTTTTGCCTGAATCAACAAGCGTTTTGATTTGCTCTTTCTGCTGAGCCGTGAAGTTGATGCCTGCACGCCGTAACG